TTTTTCGTATGGTAACAGATTATACCTAAATCCGTCCTCGTTCTTATCTGTTGGCGATTTGTACGGGTAGATTGATGAAATAATTGGGTTAGATTCATCAACACTGTCAATTGGAATAAACACAGAAACTCTTGCATTTGGAATACCAAACCCATTGTTCGCAGTTACTCTTCCAACCAAAACCCCATAATTTGCACAATTTCTTGTGTAGATGTCAGCCTGTTGAATTTTCAAAGATAAAATCTCCAAGAATTCAAAGTCTTGTTCTAAGTCTACATTAATTGCTTTATTAACACCAAGTTCAGTTCTTATTCTGTAAGATTGACCCATCAATACCTTTTCTTATAAATAGTTTATGTGTTATTTTTAAAGGTGCACACATACACAATTAAAGTATAAGTCAAATGAATAATAAATAAATGTGTTAAGAGAATGTTACTGATTGGAAATTCTTAACCGAAACTTTAATATCTTTGTTTGGATATCTGATTTGATACACCTGAGATGGTTGTGCGAAAATTGTGTCATCAACAGGTGCAATTTGTTTTGTTTCAGGGTCAGAATATTCCATAGAAGTTTCTGCTGATGAATATTGTCCACCAACTTGATTATAGATACTTAATCCTGCAACAGTTAAAACACCATTTTGGTTTTGAATAATACTACTCAACTCTGATAGATATACGTTTTGACCAAGTTGTCTTACTTGTGGGTCAAAATAAGTTGATACTTTATCAATCACATTTGTAATGATTTGTCCTGAGTTTTGAGCTGAGTCTAAAACAATAGAAACTTCAACACTTAGGTCAATAACTTCAGCAGTTAATATTGAAATGTAATCGTTCATCATTCTATAGTTAGACAAATAGTTGGCTACGTTTTGTCTTAAAGTATTTGAAACAATACTTGTAAGTTTACCTGAAGTATCATAAGATAATAATTGAATTAATATCTTATTATCATTTTCTGTTACAGATACTTTTGCAGGTGCACCAAACTCAGATGGCATATTTCTTATGATTGACTCATAATCCTGAACCGTAACCGCTCTTTTTTGTGCTGAGAAGTTGAATGAAACATAGTTTCTAATTTCCTCTAATGAAGGAACTCCTGCCCCACCAACCGCTGCAGTTACGTTATTTGCTCTTAATGAATTAACTACTGATGAGTTTGTTAATTCTGAAGGACCATTAACATATAGTGAAACTGTACCAATTTGATTAATAACGTTTGTTCCCAAGTTTGTTGCTAAACCACCACCAACTCTATATTGAATAAACAATGTTGAGTTAGGTGTTAGTGTTGAACCTAATGAGAAATTATTTGAATATCTTTGTAAATCTAATGTTGTTCCTAAAGTTGTGAATTGGTCAAGAGCATCTTGGGCTGTATTTGTTCCACCACCAAAAGTCATTTTCTTGAATCCTTCTGATGTATATTCACTAATAAATCTGTTTGAAGTTTGAATATATCTTCCAACTTTGATTCCTGGTTGGTCAGATACTTTTGTTGGGTCTTCAACAAAAACTCTATCTTCCGCTAAGGCATCCACTTCATACCATCTATTTGCAACACCTAAAAATTCTGCAGCTGTTGGTATGTTTGTATATTCTGTACCACTTTTAAGTAGGACACTTGTAATTCCAAGAACATTTTTTTCAGGTAAAAATAATTCAAAGAATGGTACCACATCATTTGGTGTGATAACTTTTTTGAAAACTTTTGTAATACCATTAACAACTAACTCTCTCTTGGTAATTGTATAGTTTACTAATACGTTATTAGCATTGAAGTTAGGTATTTTTAATCTATTTGGGAATCCTTGAGCATTATATGGTGATGAGAAATCAACATCATAAATGTTTTCAAACACAATTCCTGCACCTGTGACTTGGGAACCTCTTGTTAAAATTCCGAGATATCTTTCATCTTCCTTATCACCAAAAGCTGGAACTGTTATTGAAAAATCAACGAGAGCAACTGAAGGTCTTTGTCCTGGAAGTTTCAATCCGTAAGTTCTGGCAATGTTATAAATTGATGACCTTTGTTGTGCATATTGAAGAACAGTTTCTTGAACACTTCTATCAATATGGTAATTCAAGTTATCCGCTACCGCCGCATTCAAATCAATAAAAACTGAGAATACAGAAGCATCATTGAAGTCTTGAATCAATTCAGGATAATAAGTTCTTACATAATTGAGAAGTTCGGTTCTTATCCCTTCAAAATCTCTGGTTGTATATGATATTTTACGATTTGCCATTACTATTAAATATTGATAATAACAAAATCACTTTGAGCGAATGTATTTTTGTTATTTGAATAATCTATCTTGATTTTAGCGGTATATTCTGCCGTTCCTTTACCAGGGAATCTATATACAGGTGATGATGATGTTCCGACAACTGCTTGTCCTGTATCTAAATCATATTCCTCCTGTGGGTCTAATGGTGTAATTGTTATATTGTTTAGAAGTAAGTTTGGCATGTATTGTGCAACAGCATCTCTAATATCTGATTGTATTGCGTCAAATGTTAATCCATCAAAAGGTTCAAAAATGAACTCATATAATCTTGTACCAAAATCAGGTAAGAAATATCTTGAACCCTTTCTTGTTAAAAGAAGATGAATTAAATCTGATTTAATTTCTTCAGATTCAAATTCTGTAAGTGCTAGATAATCCCCTTGAGTTGAGTTTCTAAAGGGGAAGTACAAACCATATGTTATCCCATCTGCCATATGAGATAAATATACTTAGATTATTTTTTTATTAAAGTGTTACCTTTTTGAGCCTTTGGTTCATAGGGACAATGTCTACAACCATTACCACAACAATATCCCCTTTGAATATGATACTCCTCAGTAAAAACGGTTCTACCGTTTTCTTCATAAAAATGAGAAGGGAGAAGTTTTGGCTTCTCCCTTTTTATATTTTGTTTTTCCATCTTATACCAATGTTACTTCACAAGCTCCACCAGCACAAGCGACTTCACCACTTAAATCAGTATCGTCATCCATCTCAACGATTTTTGATAAATCAACGTCATGGAGTGTTTTCATTAATTCTTCATACTTGTCCTTTGTACAATCTTCAAATGGTGCTTGAATATATGTTCCACCATCGTAAGGTAATACTGAAAGTCCATTATAATATTCTTTATTTTCCCACATCCACTCACCAACAGCTGGCCATTCATGTTCTCTGATTGAGATTGTTGCCGATACGTTGTGAGCATTATTTCCACTTCTGTGTCCTGGTTTAATCCATTCTTGTTGAACTTTTTTCACTCTTTCTAATAATTGAATTGGTGATTCGTTTCTTAAAATTGACCCTTCAGGTGCTTTTTGTGGTATTCCGATAACCGCAGTATCATGTGGTCTAAAATATTCATCTTCAACTAATTCAGGATGATTATCTTTTAAATATGAATAAATTGCTTCATTCTTACCAACTCTCACTCTTCTGACATAATATTCGTTATGCCAAGCGTGAATACCTGATGAAGTACCTAAAGTTAATGATGTAGTTCCTGCAGGTTTAACAGTTGTTGTTCTTGCCGCCGCATTGATGTTTAGTAATTCAGCAACTCTTTTATTTTCTTCTTTAACTACTTTAGCAGCAGATTTCATGTTCAAACCTAACACCGCACCTGAACCGATACCTGTCATTGAAATTCCAATTAACGCATCTTTTTCAGTTGTTCTTTGCCAAATTGGTCTTAGGTAATGGAAGTTTGTATATCCCGCTTGTAATGTTCCGATGAAAGATGCCGCTCTAACTCTATCTTCATAATCTTCTTGAGACACAACGTTAGATACGTTAACCTCCGTTAAGTTACAGAATTGGAATGGTCTCAAAGCAATTTCACAACAAGGGTTAGTTCCCCAATCTTTGTCATTACTTAAGTAGATACCAGGTTCTCCTGCCCCACTTGCCTCAATTCTCTTCCATAAATCCATGAAGTAATCTTTGGTGATTTTGTGTCTCATCAAAACTGCAGAGTTATTAGCTCTACCTCTTTGTGGATTTGTTTCCCACCAAGCACCACTCTTACATCCAATCATTTCTTCGTCAGTTGCTGAGAATAATGAGATAAGAGCCGCTCTTCTGATACCACCAGCTAATACCGCATCTGCAATATGACAAACGATATCATGTACTTCAATTGGTTTTAATCTTTCACCGTCTTCTTTTGAATCTAAGATTCCTTCAACCTTAATTAAACATTCTTTTAATGGTTGAGGACCAGGAGCTTTACCACCTGATGTGATAAGTCTTGCACCTTTTGGTCTGATATCACTGAAGTCAAATTCAATTTGTGAACCTCCGAAGAAGTATGATTTAACTAACACTTTTACAGCGTCAGCCCATCCTTCAATTGAATCAGCTACTAACCATCTTCTACCTCTTTCTTTATTTGGTTTTCTGATTTCAGGTAAAGCATCAACGTGATGTTTTTGTACTGAATATCCAACACCTGTTCCACCTAAAAGTAAGAACATGATTTCAGAGAATACTCTCCAATCATCAATCGGTGCGAAGGCACAGTTGTAAATTCTATTTGGTGAAATCTCAATAGGTTTTCCTGCGAATTGCATTGACCTCATTGATGGAAGAACTTGTTTTCTGTAAACATACATGTAGTTCTCTCTGATTTCATTCTCTAATTGTGGATATTGCTTAATATGCATCTCCATGTTTCTTGTGACTAATTCTTGCCACGTTTCTCTTCTTTTTAGTTCAGGAATATACTTCGCGTATTTCATATACACTGTGATATCCGATAAAATTCTGTTTGAAATGTCCATTTTGTAAATTTTTAGGTGTAGATATTTTATTAAAAAATCATTGATTTTTATGATAAATATGTGGTCATACACCAAGCGACCAACAATTTTTATTTAAAAAAATAAGTTTTTTTCAAAAAAAGTAGATATTTAATTAAGTAGATTTTTGCTGAGATTCTCTCTCTTTTCTTTTCTCAAGAAGCTCTTTAACCCTATCTCTTTTTCTTTCCTCTTGTTGCTCCTCAAAGCCCAAGAATGTAACTGATGATTCAGTATCTATTTCAAGAAGTTCGTTGTTGAACTTACAGTTTTCAAAGACAACTCCGTCTTTACCAAGACGTGACTTTGTAATGGCAATCGTTGCTAAGTTCATCTCCTTTTGTTGAAGACTCTTAGCCACAGTAATGATTACGTGTCCTACTTGAGCCTTCTTAATTGAACCACCCATTTGGTCAGTTGTTACAACTTCAGATGAAATTGAACTTCTGTTACCTTGAGTTGCTGTCCAACCAACAAGATTGAGCTCATGACACATTGCTTCAAAACCTCTCATTACAGAACCTTCAGCTTTCCATTCGTCCTTAGCACTTGATTCAGGTAATACACAATCAATATAATCCAATAAGATTAAATCAATCTTGTTTCCATCAGCAATCATCTTTCTAACTTGATTTTTGATTTGACTCATGGTTGTTGTATCAGATGCAAGTTTTTTGAGAATTAACTTATTCTTCATTGTTTCTTGTATCTCAGTGATTTTACTCATAACCTCATCTCTGTGAAGAGCCAAGTTATCGGGTTCAATACCTGTCCATATTGTGAAGTGCTTTCTTTGAACAATCTTCGGGTTATCTTCAAAAAATATTTGAAGAACATTATAACCCATGTTGAAAGCTGTGTTTGCAATTTTAGTAAGAATGGTAGTTTTACCAACCCCTGTTGGAGCCAATATAACACCAATCTCACCCTTGGCTAATCCGCCCTTAAGTAATCTATCAATACCCGCAATTCCCATCGGGATTGGATGTCTATAGTCCTCGTCCAATACTGTGTCAAGTCCCATGAAGATATCAGTAACATTCTTTTCAACCTCACCTACCTGAAGGGCTTCTCTAACCAGTCCTTCAACTTTGTCATAAGATTCAAAATCACCCTCTGTGATAATTTTTTGAGCCCTATCCATTGCTTTTTGAAGCTCTTGTTGTTTACAGAACTTTAAGGCTTTTTCTTGTACAAAAACCGTCCCTTCAAATGGTGCGTCTTTGATTTGCTTAAGAGTATCCAAGACAATCTTTGCAACCAATTCCTGTGTGATTTCAGACTTAACAATCTGCTCCAAAGTATCAAAGTTAGGACAAGATTCATATTTTGAATGATACTCCTTAATCATCTGTAAGATGATTTTAAAGTACTTGTTGTCAAAATAAGAACTCTCAATCACATCAATAATTGATGATGCGAAATCTTTGTCCTCTATGATTTGGTTAATTAATTGTATTTGGAATGTATTCCCTAAGTAATCAAAATTTTTATTCATATCTTCTTTTCTATCCCCCTTGTATTATTAAATAGTTACTTACTCAAATCAAATTCCAAATATTTGTAACTTAATTTGTTGTTTGAAAAAATGTCAGTCAGCTCTCTTAAGACATCTTTCAAAAATGGTCGTACGTCAACCGTATAACGAACTTTTGGTGGATATCTTTTTCCGTCAAAAACTCTATGACAAATTGTCTGTTCCCCAACCTTTACAAAAAGGTTAAAAACTTCAGGTCCGTCAGTGAACGATGTGTTCATAATTGAAGCGTCATGCTCAATAGCATCTCTGTTGTCCATCATGTAAACAACCGTCTTCATTTTCAAATAATAATGCAGTTCTTCACTCAAAGATTTCATGAATTCATATAACTCCAAAGAGTCCTAACATTAAAGAATCTCTGTACAACAATGTTGTCGTTAAGAGTCAAAAGGAATTCCATTTTGGTGCTGTCCATTTCTTTCATAATTTTAATTTTTGTTTGTGTTTCGTTTTTATACTTTAAAAATATCGTCAATTTTTTTTGTTATTCCTAAACCTTCTTCATCATAAAATCTCACATATTTATCTAAATCATCTTCTAAAAAATTATCAGTAAAATAATAAAGAGCTAACGAATATCTATCTATATTATCAGGACTGTTTAACGGAATAGGATGACCATGTGGGGCATTTTCTATATTGAAAATTACCGCTCTATTGAATATTGGTTCTATTTCTACACTTTTTTTCCACGTGTTGTTGGACCATAGTTCTAAATTTCCTTCCCAACTAGATTCCCAATTTTCGTTAAGATAAATCAAAAGATTAATTCTTCTCTGTTTTTTTGTTTCAGGATGTTCATTATAATCTTTATGTATAGATAATTTTCCACCTCTTTTTATTCTGTGAATACCCCCACCCATTAATTTTGGGTCTCTGAATAGTTTTTTAAAACCTGTTATCTTTTCTAAAAAATGTATAAACTCATTGGAGTTTAAATAATCCATAACAAGATTTGTTATAGGTAATTTTACACTAATTTCATCAATTTTTGTATCATTACCAGGATAATAAAACTTTTTTTGTTGGTACGGTTTAGTCCTAACATTAAAGAATCTCTGTACAACAATGTTGTCGTTAAGAGTCAAAAGGAATTCCATTTTGGTGCTGTCCATTTCTTTCATAATTTTAATTTTTGTTTGTGTTTCGTTTTTCTTTTCTAGTTAGTTTCATAAATGGTTTTAGGAAGTTTACCCAAGCCTCATCATTCTTAGGTAGGTAATTAAAGAGACCGTCTTCCATCATCAGTCTCATTAAATTCTTATATCCTCTGTCGGTGGGGTCTATTGTGTCGGTGTGGATTTGTTCTACAAGTTGTTTTCCTTCATTAGTTATCAGAGGGCTATGAAGGTCAACGATTTTAGAGTTTATTGTGTAGAACTCTTCTCCAAGTATACCGCTTTTTGTCTTCCCAGTCAAAATATTTGACAAGCTTTTGATAGGTTTCTTTTGCGGGATATTTCGTGCAATATCCAACAATTCTTGGACAGTGCATGTTTTTTCCTGCATTTGTGGGAATAATTTAACAAGGGTTTTTTCACCTAATCCCTCAATACCTTCAATGTTGTCTGATTTATCTCCCGTGAAGATTTTACACACGGTTACATTCTGATGAGGAATGTCCACCTTGTTAATAGAAATCTTGTCACCGTTTTTGAAATACTGTTTGTGAACTGGAGAATAAATTGTAACCCATTCAGATATGAGTTGGGTGAGGTCTTTATCACCTGAGAATATAATAATGTTTTCTTGTGTTGCAATTTTACAGTAGTAAGCAATTAAGTCATCGGCCTCATTATTTGCCATTTCAACCTGTCGCACGAATACCTCCTCCAAATACGTCTTAACTCTTGCCTTTTGTTGCAAGTATGATTCGTATTTGTAATCATTCATATCCTGTCTTCGGTTTCCCTTATACAACGGATAAATATTTTTTCTTATTGAGGAATTGGAATCTCCGTCCCAAAAAACTACGACTTTGTCGTGGTTGTGTTCATCCAAGAATCGGCGAAGAGTATTAATAAAATGATAAACACCCCCAACGTGAGCCCCATCATTATAAAGTTCTTTAACGCCGTGAAAGCCAATCTTAAAAAGGTTATCACCATCTACCAATAAAGTTTTAGACACATTGTTTATTTAAAGGGTTACTAATCTTCTCTCTCTTCTTTTAAATCAAAATCACCATCCGTACCGATAATATCCTTCCAATATTCAGCATATTCTTTTTTGTATTTCTCAATAGAAGCTTTTTCTTCTGTTGATTCCTTACCTGCTAAGAACCCGTGTGGTGTAACAATAATTCTACCATCATCAAATCCTAAACCATTGATGTGGTTCTTTAATACAGATACCTTACTTCTAACTGCAAACTTAACAGAACGTTTGTCTTTAGTTGCAGTAATCTTAGTTGTACCAGCACCTTTTTGATTACCGAATAAGAATACCAATGATGAGTTTAACCATACAGCGTTTCCACCTTTAGCCATAATCTTTGGTTGTCCAAATGGATTATCAGGTAATTCAACCCAAGGTTGATTGATAATTATCAAAGTGTTTTCCCATTTAGAGTCAGCCTTTCTTGAACCTGAAATTCTTTGGTTAATACCCATACCAATCTTATCTGACAA